CGCCTTTATAACCTAACTTTAAAAATCGGATATTCTCAAGAATATTGGAGCTAATACCATGAATGAAACTCAATTAATAGTTTTAAATTTCGCCATTTCGCCGACCGCTACGAGCCAAGAATCTTTGTCGACGGATATTAATTCAGGCGATAATTTTTTTTTAACAGGCGCGGCAAATGCGAGCGAGATTTATCCCGTTGGTTCCCGCGTAGAAATAACTGACACGTCAGGCCCGACGCCGATTATTCTCGCGGTTCGTTTTGTTCAAAGCGCCGACGATTTAACGGGAACGGTTTACGTTACTGAGATATTTAACTCCAATATTTTAAACGCTGGCGTTGAGGTTGTTGTTTACGGAAATATCGTTTCTGAGTTCTTTTTAGATTTATACGAAAATGAGTCTATTTCGCAAAATTGGGCGTTTTCTGATTTAGGTTCGTTTGCTATTCAAAGCCCTTTTACCCGCCAATTTAGGGTTCCTAATACTGCGAACAATAAAAATATATTCGAGGCGATTGGGAACGTGAATTTTTCGAAAATCGATAACTTTTTTTATTACCGTTTGCCCGCTCGTATTCGGGTCGATTTAATACCCATCGTTAACGGTTACGTGAAACTTAATAAGGTAATTACTCAGCGCGATTTAATAACGGATTACGAAATAACGTTTTACGGAAATACCTCAGATTTTGCGCGCGATGTAAACCAACGAAAACTCAGCGATTTAGATTTGAGCGATATTAACCCATTTGTTACATACGCCAACGTCAACGGCGCGAGCTCAGGGACGCTCGATTACCTTTTCGCGCTGTGTGATCGCGGGCAAAATTGGAATAATGCGGGCGGGCGTTCACTAACCGACCCAATTTACGCGGGTGACTTTACGCCGTGCCTACGTTGGGACGTTTTATTTGATAGGATTATCAGCGGGGCGGGTTGGACTTATGAGGCTACTAATGTAATAAATACAATCGATAGCTATTGGATGCCATTTTTAAACTCGCGAAACGTTCGTTATACTGCCAATCTTTCGGCACAATACTATTTTTCGGCGTATCTCTCGAGCGATATAACGTTAACTCCGAACGCTTTTAGCATTTTACAGCCTACAACAGAAACGGCCGACCCCGCCACACGTTACACGCCAGGAGCTACTTCGGCTTATTCGGCCCCTCTTTCGGGCGAATTTTCTTTTAATTTTTGGATTACTTACACAGTTATCGGAAACGCCTCAGTTAATTCTCAAGCGAACGGAACTTTACAGGTTTACGCCGATAATATAACGAGCGGGGTATCTCTTTTAATTACCTCGATACCTATTGCCCCGAATGCTGGCGCTGATTTGGTTTTTTACATTTCGGGGAATGCTTTGGGGGTAATAACTGAGCTCAACGATTCGATTAAATTACGATTCCGCTACATTCAGCCCACGGGGTTAATAGCGAATAACGTTCGAATTGAGTCAGGGGCCGCCATATTCGGGGGAACGGGTTGGAAATTGAACCAAATAACAACGGCGTTCGACGGCTTTCAGTTGAATTTTTCGGCCAACGCGCCCGATATGAGGCAAATCGATTTCATAACGGATGTCGTTAAAATGCTCAATCTCGCTGTTATTGAGCACCCAACTATTGAAAAGCGGTTAATTTTTCAAACGCTGAGCGATTACATAGGAAGCGGGCCGAGTTACGACTGGACTCAGAAACTCGATTTAAATAAGGACGTAACTATTTATTCAACTATTGAGCAACAAAAAGCCGAGCTTTATTTTTCTTATACCACGGGAGCCGACGCGGCCTCGAAATTATTCCAACAAGCGGGGCGAACTTATGGGGATTTAAAAATTAACGGCTATACAGTCAACCCAACTATTGAGGCGAGCGAATTTTTAACGGGAAAACAGGAAATACGATTAGTTACTCAGTCGACGCCTTCGCTCAACGTGGGTTCGACTCATATTCCGAAATTTATCGACGCCAACGGTTCTTTTGTAACTCCTGGGCCTCGTTGCTTGTATTACTCGCATACAATCAATTTACCTCAGGTTTTCAACGCGGGGAATTACATTCCATTTAATGCGCCGACGCTTTCTCATTATTCTGTTGAATTTCCAACAATCGCCGATTTTGATTTGAATTGGGCGCCTGAGGTTCCTTTACACAATATCGAGGCTAATCCATATTTTACGCTTTTCACTCTTTACTGGCGCGATTATTTAAATGAAATTTATTCGCCCGACGCTAGGATTATGGAGGCTTATTTTCAACTCGAGGTAAGCGATATAACGCCCGTCGATTTTAGCGCGCTGATTTTTATAAAAGATTCATATTGGAGAATTCTCGAAATTTCAGATTATAAATATAGCTCGAGAGAAACGACGAAAGTTAAACTTTTGAAGGTTGTTACTCCTTTACTCGACTGCGATGTTTTCCCCGAGAGTATGGACGCCGACGGGGTTGTGAGCTTTGAGGATTCGGACGGTAATCCCGCCAGCGCCTCGGCGGTTTGCTGTGTGCGTTATGGTTACGATTGGGATCCCGTTAACGACGTTTGTTATGGCTTAGTAACTCCCGACGAATTACTCGCCGAGATAACCCAAACGACTACGTATAATACAATAGTTGATCGAATAGCAACCCAAACGCGTACAACGGTGCAAGGGGCGAACATCGATAACGACGAGAGTAACACCAACGTCGTTATTTCGGGGAATCAAATAACGGCCGCCGCTGGCAACCCTAACACGCTCGCCGTTGGGGACGCCTTAACACTTGCAACGGCTGATAAACGCGGGGCGGTTATGCTTGGGAAATCTGTTTACACAACGGAGCCAGGTTTACATTTTGGCGGCGGGTTTGTTGAGGATAATCGATTAAACACTCTCGGCGCTAATCAATGGGGCGTTGTAATGCTGAGCGCAAAAGACGCGTTAACGGTTGCGGGTGACCGCCTTTATTTATATACTGAGGGTATTCCGAACGAATGGCTTTCGATTCCCGACGATACGAGTTGGAACGTTATCGGGAATTTAAACGTATATAATCCAAATACAGACGAATATTATAGCGCTGTTTTTAATGTTTATATTGATAAGCTCGCGGGGGTTACGGCGGCCAGCGCCATAACTATTTTGAACTCTATAAACACTTTCGCCACCTTAACTTTTACGATTAACATTAATACAGCGGTCGCGGGCGAGCATCGTTTTAATTTGATAAGCGGCGGCGGCGGTTTTCCTTATACCTCAGTTCAAGCGGCGTGTTCACTTAATTACATCCAGTTCCGAAAATGATAAACGTTAACCCTATTTCCCCCGTTTTAACCCTGTTAAGAATGGGCGTTAAAACCTCTCACCCCTCCAAACTTTTAAAAGGTAAAAGGTTATGGGCTTTCCGTTTCTTTAAGTGGGGGAGCTTCGGCGTTTGGTGGGGCTTCATTATTTACCTCCTAATAAATTGGTTCAATGGCTGAGGAAAGTTTAAAAGCTCAAGTAGTTTTAACGGTCGACGATTCGGGCGCGGTTCAAAGCGTCAATAATTTAGCGGGCGCGATTAATACGGCGGGTCAAGCCTCCCAAAGTTGGGCCCAAAATGTCGGCAATTTAAAAAAGCAACTGAGCTCACTCGACCCCAGCTCGAAAGAATGGACTGAGTTAGCTATTCAATACCGCGAGCTCGGCGGATCGTCGAAAGTAGTTAGCGAATCGGTTGAGGAATTAAAGGCGAAATTGAGTAACCTCGGGGCCAACGTGCCAACTGAGCCCGTTAAGAATTTTAAGCAGCAAATAAAGGAGTTAACGAATGAGCTCCAAACTACCAATTTACCAAAAACCTCGGCCGAATATCAGCAACTAAAAACGAGGCTTGAGCAATTAAAAGACGCGCAAAAGGATTTTAACGAGGAGATTGGGGCCAACGCGGGCCCAGCTTTTGAGAGCGCGGGGAATAACGTTCGCAACCTTCAAAGCCGCCTTGGTTCGCTCGATTTTAGCGGAGCGGCTGAGAGTATTAACGGGCTGGCGAAAAACGTTAAGGGCCTCAACTTTTCGGGCGCTACTGAGGGTTCGGGGGCTTTTACTAAATCGGTTTTAAATCTCGGCAAGGCTCTTTTAACGAACCCGATTTTTTTAATTGGTTCGGTTATCGCGTTAATAGTAACGAATTTCGATAAACTGGCGAACGTTATTCCTGGCGTTGGAACGGCTTTCGAGGTAATTGGTTCGGTAATTAGTTCGGTAAAAGATGCAATTACAGGTTTTACGGACGCTATTGGCTTAACGGCGGTCGCGGCGGTTAATGCTGTGGACGATTCAATAGCGGCTCTCGAGGGAAACCAAAAGAAACTCGATAACGCGCGCCGTTTGGCCGTGGCAAATGCTCAGAAAACGGGCGGGGATATTGCGGCAATAAATAAAAAATTCAATAATGACGCAAAGGCCGAGAATGATAAGTTAATAAACGACATTAACGCCATTGAAAAACGTGGCGTTAAGCTCACTCAAGAACAACTAGACGCCCGTAAAAAAGCAACTGAGGCCAATACGGAACTTTTAATTAAAGAGGCTGAGCGAGAAGGTTCGGAAGTATCCAAAACCCGTGAAGAGGCGGCCAACAAAGCGGCGGCCGATGCTGAAAAGGCGGCCGAAAAGGCGCGTCAAGCGGCCGAGCGTAGGCGCGAGCAACTAAAACAAAATGAAGCCGATGTAACGGCGGCAATTAAAGAGGCTCAGGAAGCCCGTTTACAAGCTGCGTTAACTGATGAGGAGCGCGAATTACGCCAACTCGAATTAAAATATAACGAGCTTCAAAAGAAAGCTGGCAATAACGCCGAATTATTGGCCCAGCTCGAGGAGGCTGAATTTTTAGCGCGTCAAGCGGTACGGGATAAATACACGGCTCAGGAAACCGCCGCCCAAGATGCAACCGACGCGGCCAACCTTGAGAAGGCAAAGGCCCAAGCGGTTAAGGAAAACGAGATAAGAATTCAAAAGGAAAATGATTTATTTAACCTCGAGCAACAAATCGAGCTAAATAAACTTTCGGCCAATGAGCAAAAGAGGCAAAAGGCGATTGACGATTTAGTGGCGGAGTACGATGCCAAATTTTTAATCGCTGGGGATAACGCCACGCTCGAGGCTGAATTGGTTCGCGAGCAAAACGCAAAGCTCGAGCAAATAAACCAAGAATATCGAGACGCCGAAAAAGCCGCCGACGAAAAGAGCCAAAAAGACCGCCTCGATTCGTTCATGAAAACGAGCGATTTAGTAACCAAATCGGCTCAGGATGGAATTTCGACTCTCCTCTCATTAAATGAGGCTTTCGCGGGAAAAGATGAAGCGAGTAAAAAGCGGGCGTTCGATCGCAATAAAAAACTACAAATAGCCCAAACGACCGTTAACACGTATCAAAGTGCAACGGCGGCTTATGCCTCTCAGGTTATACCTGGCGATCCGAGTTCGGTAGTTAGGGGCGTAATAGCGGCGGCGGCGGCGGTTGCGGCGGGACTTGCAAACGTGGCGAAAATTAAAAGTCAAAAATATGAGAGCTCCACGCCCCCGAGCACCTCAAATAATAATACGAATGTTGGCGGATTAGGTGGCGGCCCGTCGGCGGGAAATAATCAAACCGTCCCGCAATTTAACCCACTCGCCAACGCGGCTCAGCAAATCGATACAACGCCGCGTCAAACGTACGTGTTGGCCTCAGACGTATCGACGGCGCTCGAGGCTCGCGAAAGGGTTCAGGATTTGAGTAGATTATAAATCAAAAAACCCCCGACGTTTCAGGGGTTTAATGAATAATAAATCTCTTAATATGATGCACAAACAGCGCAAATATAAAAAAAAATGGAAAAGAAAAAAATAGTTAAGTGTGTAGTAGGGCCCGACGGTAATCTCGGCGTCGAGGCGATTTCACTAGTTGAATTTCCCGCCATTGAGTCTAACTGGGTGGCCTTAAAACAAGCCGTAAAGCTCGAGGCGTTGGATAACGAGCGGCGTATGTTATACGGGCCCGCTTTGATTCCTGACAAGCCTATTTTAAGAGTAGATAAGGAAACGGGCGAGGAGTATTATATCGTTTTCGATAAGGAAACAATTTATAATTGTGCTCATTCATTTATGAAAAACGGTTTTCAGCATTCCCACACGTTTGAGCACGTGAAACCGATTGAGGGGGTTACCGTTGTAGAATCGTGGTATAAAGAGGGTGAGAACGATAAAAGCGTTCATTTAGGAATTGACGTCCCCGTCGGCACGTGGTTAATTGGCTCGAAAGTAGATAACCCCGAAATTTGGGCGAGCGTGAAAGAGGGAAAGGTAAAAGGGTTTTCGATTGAGGGTTATTTCGATCACGTCGGCCTAACTATGGGCGCGCTGAGCCCTGAGGCTTTGGCGCTGGCTGAAATAGAAAAATTGATTTCAACGCTTGGTGAATAGTGTTCTAAATTAGTGTTTAAGGGTGAAGAAGTAAAAAGGGCTCCAAACGAGGGGCCCTTTTTCATTCAACAAATAAAACATATCACACAACGAGCGAGCTCGATAACGGGGCGAAAATAGGGAAAAAAAGAGGCGATTCCGTTAAATAGGCAAATTTAAAACGCAATGTCAAAAACCAATTTAAAAGAATCTTTGAAAGGTATTTTTTCAAAGTTCGGGATTGATCCTAGCGTTCACGGTATAAAACTCGAAGAGGTACAACTAGAAGTTGAGGGCCGTTTGATGGATGGCACTCCCATCTATACAAGCGCCGAAAGTTTCGCCATTGGCGTCGAGGTTTACACTAAGGACACTGAGGGCAATAAAGTCCCAGCGGCCTCAGGCCGTTATGAACTCGAGAGCGGCGAATTTATCGACGTTAACGAGGCTTCACAAATCGCCGAAATGGGCCTCCCTGAAATGGAGGAGGAAATGAGTTCGGACGATTTGCTGAGCGCAATCAATAAACTGAGTGAGCGCGTTTCGACCCTTGAGGGTGAAAAAACCGCTTTAGAAACTGAGCTCGCAACCGTTAAGGGTGAGGCCGCAAAGGCTGGCGAAAACCTGAGCGCGGTAAAAGCTGAGTTAGCGGCGGTGAAAAAGCAACCCGCGATTGCATCAGTAAAAGAGAAAAGTTCAACCCGCGTGATTTTGGGAACTGAAAAGAGCGAAAAGCCTTTTAACCAAATGACGCTCGGCGAACGCATTAAAAAGAATCTAGAAAATTTAAAAAAATAATTTAAGCCAATGGCAACTACAATGAATTTGACGACCACCTACGCGGGAAAATACGCGGGTGAGTACATTAAGGCGGCGTTCCTTGCAAACGAATCTTTGCAACACGTAACCGTTAAAGAAAACATCGACTACAAAGCAGTCGTAAAAAAACTCGTTGACGATATCACTTTCGAGGCTCCGACGTGCGATTTTACGGCGCTGGGCGAAATCACAATTACCGAGCGTACTTTGACCCTCGAAAAATTTCAGGTTCAACGAAACATTTGTAAAAATAATTTCCTGAATGACTGGGCGGCGGGCGATTTTCAACGCGGCGAGGTTGAGCCAGCTTTGGCCGAGACTTTGATCGCTAATATGCTCGAGGGTATCGCGGCGAAAAATGAGGAGATTTTGTGGACGGGTGCAAACGCCACCACAGGCGAATACGACGGCTTGCTTACTTTGATGAACGCGGGCGGCTCGGGCGTTCTTTTCGTATCGACTCCCGTGGCTATCGATTCGACGAACGTAATTGCTAAAATTGCGGCCACGGTTGCAACGCTTCCAACGGCGGTTAAACGCTCAACTGAGAAGCCTGTTATTTACATCGCGCAAAACGTTTGGGAGGCATTTATGCAAGCAAGCGCGGCGGCGGGCAACGGTTGGTATACTTACGGCGGCCCTGAGATGCCTAAATCTTATTTGGGTTATCAGTTGGCAATATGCCCAGGAATGCCCGACGATACTATCGTTATGGCTCAGAAATCTAACCTTTGGTTCGGTACTAACGTCCTCAGCGATTGGAACTCGGTTCAAGTTGTGGATATGGGCCAATTTGCCGAGGATAACGTTCGTTTCTCCGCTAAATTCTTTGCTGGATGCCAATTCGGTATTGGTAACGAAATCGCGGCCTACGGAACTTGGTTCTAAAAAATTAATCGGGGGGTTTAAAACGCCCCCCCTAACTTTAAAAAATTAAAAATATGCCTTGTTTATTATCTACGGGCTTCATGCTCGATTGTAACGAGGGGGTCGGCGGGGTTAAAAACCTTTATTTCGCGAATTGGGAATTTTTCGCCAGCGGAATAACCCTCGACGCTAATGGAATTATTGACGGCTTGCCAGGAACGGCGGGGAGCGTTGATGTTTTCCAATATCAGCCAAACCGAAACACGGGAGCCGTTACCGTTGTACCTACTGCAAACCTCGAAAATGGAACGCTTTACTACGATCAAACGGTCGAGTTGACTTTGGGAAAGCTCGATAATGATAAGAAAAAAGAACTCGAGCAAATGAGCAAAGCGAAACTAATCGTTTTCGTTCAACTTTACGACGATCAAATCGTTTGCGTTGGCCGTACCGATGGGGCTTTTTTAACTACGGGTTCTTATCAGTCAGGAAAAGCGAAAGGCGATTTGAACGGTTATCAAATAACCCTCAACGCTCAAGAGCCAGGCCAACCCGATTTTCTTGAGCCATACACCTCGGTTCCTTTCGATAACTTTGCGGGAATCGCAGTCGTTCAATAATATCGTTAAAAGGGTTATACATTAAAAACGGGGGCGGGCGTTAAACCTCGCCCCTTTTTTATAAAAATATGGTTTATCTAAATACAAATCAGGCGGGCCAAACGCTCTATTTAAGTTTGAACGAATCGCGTCAATATTTCGCGACCGCGTTCACTCATTACCTTTTGATGTTAATTCACGAGGAGAATAGCACGGCGGGCGAGGAGTTGGCTCAAGTTGCCACTATTGTAAACGAAAACCAAAGGATAACCCAATTAACGGTAACAACGGTCGGTTTGACCCTTCCTGGCCGTTATCGCTATGAGATTTACGGGCAAAATTCGGCCGTAAATTTGAACCCAACTAACGCGGCGGTCGTTGGCCTTTGCCGAATCGGTTGGCTCGATTTAAATAGCTCGACGATTTATTATGATGTCCCCAATATAACCATTAACGACGATATTATCTACAATGGAAACCCATAACGTTAAACGAATTTCCCTAGCCGATTATACGGTTAGGAGCTCAGCCGAAAAAATCGACCGTTCGGGCTGGGTTAATTACGGGGTCGATAATTTATTTCCACAATATCTCTCAGAATTAGCCGCGACGGGCGCCGTTCACGGTTCCCTTTGTGTATCGATTGGCGATATGTTCGCGGGGAAAGGACTTGAGGCTGGGCAATATAACGGCCGTTTAGAGACTCTAAGCGCTTATGATGTTTTTTATGGTTGTGCTCACGATTATAAAAAATTTGGCGGTTATTACATCGAGGTAATTTATTCGGTTGATCGCCTTTCAATAGCCAAAATTCGCCATTTGCCTTTTGAGGAGTGCCGAATAGCGGTAACGGGTGAGGAGGAGGAAATTGTAGGGGTTTACCATTCGAACGACTGGGCGAATACTCGCAAGAAAAAGAACAAGCCTCAATTTTCGCCCGTTTATAATCCAACGAATAACGCCGAGGAGCCGCGCCAAATCTTTTACAAGTTCGCTTATTGCGGCGCTAATATTTACCCGCGCCCTGACTATTACTCAGCGATAAATTCTATTGAGCTGGCTAAGGAAATCAGCGTTTACCACGTGAATAATATTATGAACGGGCTCAGCCCTTCAATGATAGTTAGCTTATTTCAAGGCGCGCCCGACCCTGAGCAACAAAGGGATATGAAGAGGGACTGGGAAAGAGAGTTAACAGGCGCGAGAAACGCGGGAAAGTTTATAATGACTTTCAACGAGCGCGATACGCCAAAACCTGAAATAACTACCTTCCCCCTTTCCGATGCTGATAAACAATATGAGTTTTTAAGTAAGGAGAGCACGTCCCTAATTATGGTCGCTCACCGCGTGGTTACCCCTTTGCTTTTCGGTATTCGTGACGTTGGGGGCGGGTTTGGTTCGAATAAGGACGAAATGGCGGTCGGCCTTGAGATTTTCACTAATCAAGTGGTCGAACCCGCTCAAAGAAAATTAGCCTCGGGCCTTGAGGAGATATTGAGCTACGAAATGCCTAATTTAACTATTACGGTAATTCCAAATTCGCCGCTGATGTTAACGCCGCCTGTAAAGGCTGAGCCGACGCCAGCTCCTCAGATTCTTGAGGTTGAAAAAAAAAAGTTAGTTTGTTGCGAGCGTGAATCGAACGAGCTCGAGGAGTTGGGTTCGGAAATCGCCGAGGAGCTGATAGCCCTCGGAACCGAACCGCCCTCGGGTTATATTTTAATTGATAGTTACGAGGTCGATTACGAAAACGACGATAAAGAAAACGAGGAACTCGTAAAAATCGAGGCGCACGAATTAGCGAGCACGGGAAGCGCTCAGCCAATGAGGCCCAGCGAACAAGACGAAACAAATTACGCGGGTGTTACTTTCATGACGCGGTATAGATACGCGGGAAGCAAATCGCCCGAGCGCGAATTTTGTAAAAAAATGATGGCGGCGGATAAGCTTTACCGAAAGGAGGATATTGAGGCGATGGAGGATAAAGCAGTTAACCGCGGTTGGGGCCCGAATGGCTCCGATTTTTATAGTATATGGTTCTACAAAGGCGGCGGAAATTGTTACCATTTTTTCCAAAAAGAGGTCTATTTAAACGCGAAAGGAATTAACCCGCTCGCAAAGGACGCTCAACGAATAGCAGTAGCAAAGGCGGCGCGAATGGGTTACACGGTTAAAAATCCTGAGCTCGTTGCGTTATTGCCTATTGATATGGATTACAACGGATTTTTAGAAACAAACCCCGTTTATGGAAAGGACGGTAAAAATTATAGGAGGTAAAAAATATGGCTGAAATACTTTTAATATCAGACGTTTATATTAAAAAATATACCAACGTTAACGGGGCGGTTGACCCCAATTTACTTTATCCCTCGATTTATTTGGCTCAGGACAAATTTCTCGCGCCTTATTTGGGAACTAACCTATATGAAAAAATAAAAAACGACGTGGCAAATAATACCCTGGCGGGAAATTATTTAACCCTCGTTGACGATTACGCGCGGCGCGTGGTTTTATGGTGGGCAATGGTCGAAGCGGCGCCAGCGTTAACCTATAAAATCGATAACGCGACGATGGTTCAACGAACCTCTGAGGATTCTCAGCCCGTGCCCGACGTGGTGTTTAAGGATCAGTTAAACAAGTGGCAACAAAATGCCGAGCATTACACCTCGTTAATGGTCGATTATTTGTGTGCTAACTCGGCTTTATTCCCTGAGTATTCAAATAACGTTTGGCCTCAACGTTGCCCTATTGGAATTCAAAAAGGTTCGAACACTTATATTTTTAGTTCGGGAAATACGGCCTCGAGCCGTACTTATGGCGATAGGAGAATTAGCCAAATTCCTTAAAAAATGAAAAAGTTGAGAGAAAAGAAAGCCGCCCAACTTGAGGCGCTCAAGAAGTACGAAAAACTTTTACTATCCAAAACTAAAACCAAAAAATGAATTTTTTTACTTACTTAACCACTTTTCTCAGCGACCTCAATAACTGGGTTTTCGGTGTAATGATTGGGGTAATGGGAAAAATATCCTACGAATTATATATGAAAAGAACTATCACGGTTTTTCAATGGATCGCCGTTATTGGCCTTTCCATTTTTTCGGGTTATTTGACCTCTGTTTATTGCGATAATAACGGTTACACTCAGCAAGCGAGCTGGGCCGTTCCAATGGCTACTCTGATGGGTGAAAAGGCTTTTATTTACGTAATGAGCAACTATAAAAGAATTTTTACGGGAGTGCTCTCGTTTTTTATGCCTAAAAAGTGAGCCAAAAGAACCCAAATAAAAAACCCATTGGCGAGCGAATTAAGGGCTCAAAATTCGGCGTATTTATTCGGGACAAAGTGAAACCCGTCGCGGGCGATATCCTCGAAATTGCGGGCGATATTACAGGAATTCAGGCGCTCGAAACGGTGGGCGCTTATCTTAACGGCCAAAAGCATAAAAGCGACGAACATAATGCGCTAGCGCTCGAGTTCGAAAAGGCTCGTTTAAACTTTGAGTTGGAAATGACGCGGCTCGATTTGCAAACGGATTTAGAATTTTATCGGGCTGAGGTTGACGATCGTAAAAGCGCCCGCGAAAGGGAGGCGGCTTTTCTGAATGCCACGGGTAAAAGAGATTGGCTTTTCGCCGCCGTGGTTATTATTGGGCTCAGCCTTTTAATTGGCGTCGTTTTATCGCTAATTTTTGTCGTTATTCCTGAGGATAACCAACGTTTGGCCGATATGACTTTCGGCTCAGTTCTCTCGATTGGAACCTCGATTTTTGCCTATTACGTTGGGAGCTCTCGGGGTTCCCGAATGAAGGACGAAACTTTACGAAAATGGCGAGCCGAAAATTAACCGACTGCGATTACCGCCTCCAAAGAGCTTACACGCTGGCGGCTCATGAATTTCGGGCTCAATTCCCTGAATTACCCCAGCCATTTTTAACGTGTACCTTTCGAAGTAATGAAGAGCAACGGATTCTATACGCCAAGGGGCGAACGACGGGCGGTAAAATCGTCACGTATATAAAAGAGGGGGGGAAACATAATGTAAAACCCGCTCAGGCGTTCGATATCGCGTTTAAAAATTCGGAGGGTGAACTAGATTGGCGGCCCGAATTATTCTCAAAATTCGCCGCTATAATAAAAACGAATTTCAACGGCTTAATAAAGTGGGGAGGCGATTGGAAAAAATTTCGCGACCTCCCGCACTTTGAAATTTAGCGCCTCGGCTTATAACAAAACTTTCCTGTGAGTTCGTAGAGCCGTTCGTTGACGGCTTTTAATCTTGCGTAGGCTTTGGCAAATTCGGCCGTTTTGTAATCGAATTCTTGAGCGAGTAGAATGTGGCGCTCCTTTCGAAGCTTTTCAACCTCGACCATAATTTTAAAGGTTTCAGCTAAGATTTGAGCCTTCATAATTCGCGATTCTGTAAATTTTGCGCCAGGTGGCGGGCCTGTTTGATTCCGTTTAAATAGTTCCTCAAGCCGTCGCTCATATTAACGTTTTTCTCGGGGTATTGCCCCACAATCGCGTCGAGTTGCTCGATTAACTCAGAAAGGGAGGTCGCCGCCTGTGCTCTCATTACTTTCTTTTTTAGGGGTTAAATCGAGGCTCTCAATTTTTAGGCTGAGGAACTTTTTTCCCGTTTTGGATTCTTTCACCCAGCCCGCGAGTTTGTAGTTTTCACCTTTGATTTTTACGGAACCACGGTAGTCGGGTTGGCTTCCTGTTTTCTTTTCGTCTTTGAATAGAGAGCCCGTGCCCTCTTTTTGCTCGTAATTACTCATTTTATTTAAATTTTAAGGGTTAACTATTTCATTTTCCAACGTTCATCGCCTGTCAGGTTATAAAGCTCATTCATTACGATCCATTGGCGGGCGTTGGCTTGCATATCGGGGCGTAAAGTTCGCCGAGCGATTAGAATAAAGAGCTCGTTTTTCAGCTCTTTTATTCGTTCCTCGTTTTCCATTCCTTAACTAGTTTTTTATAGTGCTCAATTTTTTCTTTTACCTCCTCAAGGCTCAGCCTCAAGGGTTCGTTTCTGATAGCCATTAATTTCGAGGCGCGTTCAAACCCGATTCGTTCGGTTAATCTTGGGGCGTATTCTAATAAATTCCCGTGGCGATGCTGATTACATTCGACACACTGGGCATGAACGTTGTCCTCGTTAAATCGTAAATTCGGATAAGCCCCCACGCTATAAAAATGCCCCGCGTCATATTTGGCGGGGAGGGGTTTTCCGCAACTTATACAAGGTTCTTTGGAATCTCTCAGACGAATGAACTCGTTAAATACTTTTTGAAGCTCGCGGCGGTACTGGCTGACGCTCTTTATGTTTTCCCTCATTCGCTTAATTTCCCTTTTCGCTTTTTTTCGCTCAGTAAGGCGACCCCATTCGATTAAACATTGGGGTTTCGTGCAAGTTGCTTGCAAGCTCGAATAAGTTGGCGTAAAAGGCCCTTTGCAGATTTTACAACGCTTCATTTTATTAACTGAGAAACGGTTTTCGGAATCCTTTTAACCTCAGGCCCCCACGCTCGCCAGCTTGGGCCAACTTGGCCGACGTATTTAGCGCGGCCGCTTTTCACGTGAAAAAGTTGGTTTTCCTTGAGGACGTCAAACGATCCATCGGAGTTTTTAAAGATTCTCATATTTTTCTATCGCTTTAAATATTTCATAAACAACCTGAGGGACGACCGCGTTACCGTAGGCCTTTATTGATTCGGCTCGCCATTTTGAAAAGGTAACTCCGTCCAATTCGGTGGAAATCCCATCATTTCCGCCACAAAGCGGGGATTGAGTTGGGAAGTTTTCCCAGTTATCTCGCGCGCTCGTTTTGTTAGTGAATCCTGGGTTTCTAATCCCGTCAACTTTTCCCCGCAATCCGAGGCCATTGGCGTCGGTAACATTCCCTCCGTCATCATTCGAGTTAAGGTCATCGAGTGCATTGATCCCGCTTTTACTTGACTCGATTTCATGTTTGCCGTCGCGTTGCTCGAGTCCATCGCGGTCGGCGTTGGAAGCATTCCCGCCTTTATTAACCCGTTCTTTAAACACGTCCCCCCTTGAGCAAAATTGGTGTTCCTGTCCGCTCCGTTTGCCGTCACGGTAGGCAATAAACCAAATTCGTTCGCGTTGGTGCGGCGCATTTGTCGCGCTTGCAGATATAATAAAGGGCGCGACCGAATACCC